CTGAGCAGATAGATGACGATGGTGCGCGCCATCTCGCCTTTGCTCCACTTGCCTTTTACCCGCATATCTGCCTCCCGTTTTATTGCGCGCTGCTATGCTCGCACTGCGCCTCCAACTGATGCAAAAACTTTTTTACATCGCCGTTGCCGCCCAGCTTGACGTATTTCTGCCCGGCAATCAGGCGCTCTGCCATCGGCATTTCCTCCGACATGATCGTCAGCCGCAGGATTGCAAGATACTGCTCGTCCTGATGCTCCTGCATTTTCCCGAGCTTTTTGTCGATCTCTGCAAGGTGGGTATCCTGCGTCGTGGCCTTGCCGCGCTTGCGCTGGATGGCTCCAACGATGGAGCGGATGATCTCCGCCAGTGCAGACGAGCCGATCACCGCGCAGATGATGGTAATAATTCCGGTGCTCACATAGTCCTCCTTACTCGACTTTTCTCCAGACCGTCGGGGCGACCGTCGGGGTAAACACATTCCCGTCCATAAGCGACTCATACAGCTTGTCTTCCCACCAGCCTTTCTCACCCTTTGCAAAGGCCAGTGTGGAGGTAATTACTTCGGGGATTGTTCTGTAGCCGCTCCGGTATTGTATGTCCTCCCAGAGCGTCGGTGCGCTGTCCGGGGTGTTCTGTGTGGTGTCCCAGAGGTCGACGGCGGCTTTTTTGATCTTGCCGTGCCAGTTGATGCGCGTGCCCGCTTTGACGAGGCTGCCGTCGCCGGTCAGCGTCCCCAGCAGCTCCGGCGCGAGGCTGACTGTTTTATCGTCCAAAGCGCTTGCCGCCTGTTCGATGTACGGGCGCATTTTTCGTGCCCTCTCCGTGTACGTCATGGCGCTTCCTCCCCAAGTAAGATCTTCGCCGCCGTCTCGGTGTCGATCAGCCTCTCACGCAGCTGCTCCGGGCTTGCCGTCTCGATGTCAAAATTGTCTGTGACAAGCTTATCCGTCTCCGTGTAGGTGTACGGTGTACCGTCAATGTCAATTGCCTCATCGTACTCTGCGCCCGTCTCCGCTTGCCGGATGAGATAGCCCGCATCTGAGTATGTTTTGTATAGCTCCACTCCGTCTGAGCGTGTTTTGTAGTGCTCTCTTACAATCATCTTTACACCCCCACAATATGGTCGGCCAGCGAGCTCCAGTTTGTTGCCGCTTTCCACGCGTCCACCAGAGAGGCAGGTACTCGGATTTCCAGCTGCGCGTGCGTCCGATCGAACGCATTGACGTTGGCCAACGTTGGAACTGCCGTACAGTGCGTGAAGTCCACAAACCGCAGCGGATAGCATCGCTGGAACACCTGTGCCGGGATACTTGCGATATCCCCGAGGCATGTCACCCTGCGCAGCGCGTTGTCACCCGAAAATGCGGCAGCGACAAAGGTTGTAGCGTCCGCTGGGATAGTGACTTCTACCAAAGAGCGGCAAGCGCTGAAGTCACCGACTTGCCCGTTGACAGCCTTGATGTGGACGCGCTCGAGGGATTGCACTGTGTAGGCGGCCGTTACAGCAGCATTTAATTGCCGCACAGCCGTATTGGTTAGGGTGTATTTATCTGTATAGCCCATCGTACCAGGCCCAGCGATGGCGCGCAAGTTGATGCAGTTGTAAAATGTCCTAAACACGTTTGTAATGCTTTGGATAACGATCACACGCAACTGCGTTGCCTGATTAAATGTTGCATATCCTTCAACTTCCACATTCTGTGGAATAGAGATACTTTCAAGTCGACCACAGACCTGAAATGTATTATTGGCTATGGTTGTTACCCTTGCACCGACCTCAACTCTCCGCAGCATCGCGCAGCGGCCACTATCTGCTTCGCTTTTTGCAATCAGCATCCAGCTATCGTGTCCTAGCCACATTGTTGCACCTTCTTTGACGCTCATAGTGATCACGTATGAGCCGCTGGCTGCGTACACATGCCGATGCTCAATCCAGGAATCTGCGTTTTTTGTTTCCGGGGTTGTGCCGTCGCCCCAGTCTACGGTCGTGGCGTTTCTTGTGCTCTGCCAGTAATTGAGGACAAAATCGTCCCACGTTTCGGTGTCCACGTCGACGTAGAGCCTTGTCTTCCCGTCGTCGGTGATGTACAGCGCGCCGATATCGAGCTCACGGCCTGCGTCCTTGATGTCCTGTAGCGTCCAGTTCCAGCCCTGGCAGACCAGTCCATCGTGCGAGGGAAGGGGCGGCAGCTCGGTCTTCGTTGCCAGCTCGGCGAGTGTCCAACTGTAAAGCAGTGTCCCGTCGTAGTCCCAGAAATTGATGTCCGACTCCTTGGGCGGGGCGGTATCTAACGTGCCGGTGATCTTCGCGCCCGAAGCGTCGTGCGCCGTCACGCCGGATTTGAGCGTCGCGGGTGTTACGGTGTCCTCGGTCAGGTCGATGAGCACCTTGTCGCCGTAAACGATTTTGCTCTTTGTGGGCTCACCTCCGGAAATCTCAGGTGCCGCCATGCGCTCACGCTCCTGCCTTCTTGCCGATGGTGACGGTCACGCCGCCAGCAGCGTTGGGCGTTTCATTGTAGTAGATCGCGGCCACATCGACCTGCGACATGTAATCGTAGCCGGGGTCCGGCAAAATCGTCTGCGCGGTCGTCAGCGGCTCGACGGACTTCGTCTGCGCCTTGATGGCCTCGCCGCTGTACGTGCCCGTCACGCCGAGGATCGTCACGCCCGCCTTGATGTTCCCGGCAATGATCTTCGCGGCCTCTGTGGGGTCGATGGCGACCTTACCGCTTCCGTCGTGGTAGCCGATTGGGACGATGTACTCGCCCTTGACCGTTGTGATCTTCGCGGCCACCGCGCCGTTGTTAGGCATTTCGCCCGTGATCATCGAGCCCCTTGCGCCTGCCGTCTTGCCGAAGAGGATTTCCGAGGCCTTGACGGTCGCGCCGGACGTGTCGAGGTCAAATTCGCACGTGCCCGTGTGGAGCTCACCGTCCGAGCCGTGATACTTAAAGCCAAGCAGGACTTTGCCTGGCTCTACCGTGTCGGCGGTCAGGTCTAACAGCACCTCGCCGCCATAGATAAATTTACTTCTGCCCAAAATTTACACCTCCGATGCAATGTAGACCGTCGTGCCGGTCTCGTTGGATACCTCATAGTAGGGGACTTTTGTGACGGTCACATCGTCCGCCAGCAGCTTGTTTTTCGTCGGCAAAACAACCGGCTCAAATGCCTTCGGCACGACTTCATAGTCCCCCTCATACGCCTCGCCGCCCTGATAGACCACCTTCGCCGGGGCGATCTTCATCTTGATCTCCGGCTGCGAAAGCACCATTTTAATCATATCCCGCCTCCTTTAGGAAACTCTTCACGTCCACCTGAACGATCTCCGCCGCCTGCTTATTTCCATCTGCGTCGGTCAGCGCGCATTGCAGACTCACCGCCCCCGGGCGCAGGCGCATCGCGTCTTCGTACGGGATTTTTACCAGCAGGTGCGTTTCGTCAACGACTACCGGCGTGTACTGAAAGAACTGGCAGGCCTGTTTTACGTAAAATTCCAGTTTTGTCACCTTTGTCAGGTCGGTTCCCGTCAGCTCCACCGATAAAGCGTTCGCGATTTTCTGAAACACTTAATCACCCCCCTATGTTTTTGGGATTCCTACGACGTAATCCACCACGTAAGAGCCGGAAATCTTCGAGATCTTCACGCGGTCGCCCGCCTTGAACGAAATCGACGTGTTGCATTTGTAATGCTTTTCGCTTGCCGTCGTGCTGCCGTCAAAAATCAGGCTCAAACCGTCGGAATACACCGCGCCGACCGTCGCAAGGTCAAATGTCGGTGCTGTTACCTTCTTTTCTTTCTGCGTCGATAAGCCCGGAATCATGCAATCACCGTCCTTTTCGCTGTGTGCTTCATCAACTCTCCCGCTCCAAGCGTGATGCTCCAAGCGGTTTCCTCATAGATTCCGCCGATATCCGGATGGTCAATGGAGATCGCGTCCCCGATGCCGTGATTTCCCTCAGAAAATGTCTCGAAACTGATTGTTTTTACCGTCTGCTGCGACTCGCTCATCAGCCGGTTCGCGATGGTCTGCAATTCTTCCTGAGATGCAACATTGTCGACCTTTGTCACCTGAACGATTCGCATATTCCGTTTGAATGTCGAGGTCGCAGATGTCGGCGATTCGTTTACCGCCGTCGCTACAAGCGCATCTTCCAAATCTGGGTTCGAGCAGACGCACACAAAAACATTTGGCGTAGAAAAGATGTCCGTTTCCTCCGAAGCGTCTGCCGAAATCGGTCTCAGAATCTCCGTCCCACCGTATCGGTGCTTGATGTTTGCCGCAAGCGCCTGTGTATACGGCTCGATATGGGCGATACCCTGCACGTCGAACCAAACGGGCTTGTAGTTGATCTCCGCCAGAAGGTCATTGCAGATCGTCAGATAATCTGTCCCGATCTCCCAGTCCTCGCGGTCTGTGGCAAGCGTTGCCGCAGAAGCTGTCGTGATAGCCAGTGCCACGCCGCACGTTGTCAAAATCTGCTGAACGACCGTCAAATAAGACGTGCCCTTTGCATAATGCACCCGCGTCTGCGTTTTGTTGCTTTTGAGCAGCCAGCATCGGTCATACGCCTCTACCTTGACCGTCTTTCCGTATTTTGTGACCGCTGTGGTCACCGTCGCAGCGCGGAACACCCCGAGGGGATATTCCGTGCCGTCCACGGTCAAAATCGGCTGAATTTCGTCTGACAGCAGGTCGACAATGGGATTCACATAGAATTCGCCGGAAAAGCTCGACTTGATCTCGCCGGCCGCATCGAAATAAACCGTTGGGTCATTTCCCGCCGCCCACGAAAGCGCCGATACCTCGCCGCCCTTCCGAAGAACCGCCACACGGTAGGAAACGTCACGAATCAATGTCGATCACCTCCGCGTAGTCGATCTGCTGAATCGAGAAGTTGACAACGGATTTGTCCGGGTCTACTCTCGACGTGTCGCTCGTCTCGTTCAGATAGCCGATAACCATTTCGCCGGACTGCGTTTTCAGGCACACCAATTCGCCAATCAGCGCGTCAAATCCCGCTTTGTCCTCGCCCGGTAAAAATACCGCCGTTCCGCCGACCTTCTTTGTCACGAACTCGCTTCTTTCCGCGTGCGGGTACGTGCTGCCATACATGAAAATGTACTGAATATCGCGGTTGATCGCGTTCTGCACCGGCTGATTCTTGAGCCCGCAATGCTTGAGTGTCACTTTCTTCCCGGACGCGATGCCGTAGAGCGTCACATACTGTCCGGTCGTGATCGTTACCGTGACAGCGCTAGACAGGCCGTAGTTGCTGGAGTCTGCGTAGCAGCCGCGCACCTGGTACGTTGTGCTGCCGGAAGACAGCTCGTCGGTGTACTGCGTCTGGGTGAGCTTTGCGATCGGCTTTTCGTTTCGATAAACCAGATAAAAGTCATAGCTGCCGGAGGTCTGCCAGCTGAGATCCGCGACGCTGGAAGCCTGTACGCTCAGCGTGATACTCGCGCCCGGCGTGTTCGTCACGGGCAGCGCCGCTGCGCCCCAATCTGACCACATGCCGTACTGGTTCTGCACGCGCACGCGCACCGTGTGGCTGCCGTCCGAAAGATACGCGGGGCTCGTCCATGTCTTCTCCGTGCCGTAGTGCGTGCCACCCGAGAGCTTGCCGTCCAGCTCCACCTGGTACGCCTCCTGCTCGGAGGTCTGCCAGCTGATGGACGGGCGCGGGCCCGTGCTCTTGATCTGGATGCTCGGAGCCGTCGGCGCGGCGATCACGACGATCTGCGCAGCATCGCTCCATTCTCCCGCAATGCCGTCGGCGTTGTAGGTGCGCACGCGCCAGTATTTGATGCTGGACGTGAGCGTCCCGGCAGGACACGTCCACTGCCGCGCCGCGCCGGTGACGGTTGCAAGCGTCGTCCAGGTCTGCCCATCCGTGCTTTTTTGCAGGTCTGCCTTGCTCTGCGCCGTGCCGGTTGAGATCGAGTGCTGCCACCGGAACAGTACGTCCTTTGAGCCGTCAATCACCGTATCAACCGGGCTCAAAGGCGCGGCGGTCGGCGTTGCATCGGCGGTCGAAAGCGTCACCCATTTGGACGTTGTGACCACGCCGCTGTTTGCCGTGACCGCGACCTGCCACTGGATGCTCGTCGTGCCAGCGAAGGTGTTGGCAGGCACCGTGACGTTCTGCGTGTTGCCGGAGACGCTGATTGTGTGGATCGTGCCGCTCGTTCCAGAGCGCCAACGGAAGACGGCAGAGGCTTGCTCGACCTCAGGCGCGCAGCTATAATTATCAGCGCTTGCACTCCACGCAAATAGGTTGTCTTGTGTTTTTATTATTGCGCCAGAGGCGGGAGACAAATTGGATAATTCCAGCCCAATCGTGTCGCTGTCGTCGACGGTAATTGTCAAGTATGGGGCGTTAGTGCCACTTGTTGTTACAGCGACGGAACCATCGGAATATCTTGGAAGGAAAAAAGCAATCCCGTACCATATGCCGAATTTAGTGACATAGGTGCTAATTTCGTTCCAACCGCGCGAAATGCTTATCCTGTTGTAAGCCGAATCAGAAATATTATGAGGCCTAGTGTTGTATGTGATGGATTCAGCGTCGAATGGTCGGACGAGATCATCCGTGTACGCCCTGTCCTCGTCTGTCACTTTACTCAGGTATGCATGCGCTGTTGAGTCGGTTATGCGCTTAAAGCGCATATTTTGTGGGAGCTCCTGGAAAGACAACAGCAGATAGTCCCCGCCCGTGATAGTAACCGGGTTTGATGTGTGGTCGTTCACGCCTCTTGCAGATTCGTCCAAAAACGCGAAATCTTTGGTTTTTACAGTAGCCGTAATACTCAATCACGTCACCCCCATTCTGGCCACTCGTCTCTGGTTTTTCATGCGGCGGATGAAATCGTCGATTCTCATGCAGATACCCCCATCCGCGAAGTCAAACGCTCATTTTCTGTAATTCGGATAATGTCATTAAACTGCTTCACCCGGTCGGCATTGATGTTGTAGTAGTTGTTCGTCGTGCCTGCTCCGGCGAGTGCCGGAAGATGACCGAAGGAAGACATTCCAAAGGTCATCGTGCCGAAATCGAGTTGGCTTTGAATTCCACGCTTGACATTTGAGAATTCTTTGTCAAAGCCCTGCCCGAGTCCTTCCGCCATATATCCGCCAATACCGGCGAAGACCTTAGACGGGGACGCGATGCCTAGGAAGCTTTTAACACCGTCTACAAGCCCCGTGAAGACGTTTTCAACCGTCTGCTTGAAACTGTTCCACATATTCACGAAACCGTTTTTAATGCCCTCGACAATGTTCTTGCCGATGCTTCCCCAGTCAAACGAAAGGAATGTGTCCACGATAGACCGAATCAACTGTGGAATGACCATGACGATATCCGGAATCGCTTCAATAAGTCCGGTAGCCAGGGCTACAATAATTTTGGGACCTGCCATGATGATCTCCGGCAGATTGTCGATAATGCCCTGCACGATACCGAGAATCAGGTTCGGAATCGCCGCCACCAATTCCGGAATCGACTTGATAAGCCCATCTGCAAGCGCCATTGTGATTTCCACGCCTGCTTCAAGAATTTTCGGCATATTTGCAATAATTGCCGTGACAAGGTTCGTGATAACGTCCGGGACTGCTGCAATCAGTTTTGGAGTCGCATCTACAAGCCCATCAACGAGAGCCAGAATGATAGCAAGCGCTGCGTCAATCAGGTTCCCGAGGTTTTCCGGGCTGGTCAAAACCTCTACGATTTTAATAATTGCATCCGTTGCGGCGGGAATCAGCTGCGGGAGCGCGTCTGCAATACCCTGTGCAAGCGATACGATTACATCAATACCCGTCTGTGTGATCTGCGGCAAAAGCTCAATGAGAGCCGGAACGAGTGTGTTGATGACCGTCGGCGCAACGTCCGCCAAAACCGACAACACAGACGGCAAAGCCGCCATAAGACCGGTTACAAGGCTCGTAGCGCCCTCTACAAGCGAAGGTAACACAGTTCCCAGAATCGCCGGTAACTGTTCGCTTACCGTTCCGATAAGGGACGTTGTTGCTTCGACGATACGCGGCAAAAGCTCCTGAATCCGAGGAATCAGATTGTTTCCCGCGATGACCACAGAATCCGTAAAGTTTCCTACCAAAACGCCCAAATCTTGGTCAGGGTCTGCCATGCCGGTCACAAGATTCTGCCAAGAGGCTTTCATTTGCCCAAAAGAGCCTTGAATCGTTTCGCCTGCTTCTTTTGCGGTTGTCCCTGTAATTCCCAAGTTCTCTTGCACGGCATGGATTGCGGTGACAATATCTGCAAAGCTGTCGATGCTTAAGGAGCCGACTTTCAGCCCCTCTAATTGTTCAGCGTCCGCAAGCAGGCGCTTCATTTCTTCTTTCGTGCCGCCGTAGCCAAGTTTCAGGTTGTCCAGCATGGTATAGTTCTGTTTTGCAAAACCCTGATACGCGTTCTGGATGGATTCCATACTGGTACCCATCTTGTTTGCGTTATCTGCCATGTCCGTAACAGCTGTATTCGCAAACGCCGCAGCCTGATAAGAATAATCACCCAGACTGGAAATCAAACTTGCGGCAAAGCTTGTCGTGGTCTCCATGTACTCATTGACGCTCAAGCCAGCCGTCTTATAGGCGTTGTTCGCGTATTCCATGAGTTTTTCGGACTGGTCGCCGTAATGTGCCAAAGATTCTTCAGCTTCTTCCATGCTCACTCCGAACATGTCCACAAAATGCTGCGCGTCCACGTTCGCATTTCCGAAAAGTGTTTCCACGCCGCCGACAAGCTGTTCATAGTCGGCGTAAGCGGCAACCGCTTTTGTCCCGAGCGCTCCGATTGCAGTAGCGCCAGCTGCGACACCCGCAACAGCCACTTTACCAGCCGTAGCAAGCCCAGATTTCAGCTTTTCCCCGAGCCCGGATGTTTTCTGCCCAACTTCATCAATGCCTTTATTCGCTTCGGTCGTATCTGCACCGATTTTTACAAAAAGTTCAAATAGATTCATCTTTCACCACCAGTCCGCACCGCTTAACAACCTCGGCGGTGATTTCTTCGCAGGTTCGGTTGTCCTGCGGCTTCGGGTCTATCAGGTCGGAATATTTCGCCTGAACAAAGCTGCCGCCCGCGAATTTCGCTGTGTTTTCCGTCATTGTGCGCAAACACTCCGTCGTATAAATGCGGAAGGCTGATTCCTCCTGCTGCCGCTTTACCAAAATCGGCAAAAGGCGAATCAGCCCTCCCACGCTTATCTTTGGAGCTGCCAGAAGCGCAAGCGTTACGCTTTCGCCTCCGACGCGCACGATTTGAAAAAATCCAGCATACTTCTTCATCCTGACACGGCAAACTAAGCCCAACTCCTTCATAAGCCGCTG